ATACTCCCCTACTCCGTAATATTTTATTTTTGGAAATACCATTTCTTCATGGAAATGGAGTTTCTCGACGGCCTTGTCTTCCAACCGTTGCGTAGCAAAACGTAGTCTTTTGAAGAATAGTTGAAGGTCTCGTTTGACAAGGAGGCCGTTACCTGAGTCATTACGGGTGATGTTTTCATCGTCATAGGTAAGAGTTATGAAGTGAGCCGACCGGCTAACTTTTAGTTGCTGTTCGAGTCGGAAAGTCCAGTCTTGCGAATGGTTTACCCGACATGAGATACACTGTCCGCAAGGGAAAGTAACATTCTTTCCCCCACGGTGTGTGGTAATTAAGTTTAGACACTGCATAGTTAGAGTCTAATTCCGCCTCTTGAGTTGATTGAATAAGTTCCTCTCCTCCTGCGTCGGGTTGATTTGCGCCTTGATTTGAATCTGCGTCTGAAAGTTTTTCTCCTCATGATTGATTGATTTTTGGTTATAGAATTCGACGTTTGCGTTCACGTCGTTGTTTGATTTTTTCATTTCTAAGTGTCGTGCAATTTGTGCAGAGGACACTCCCCATAGCAATGGCACCACATCGGGGGCATCCTCGTCTTTCGTGTATATCCTTTTCATTCATTAGAAATTATAGTTAGGTAATATATCTGAATTGTTCGTACGTATTCCACGTGGTGTAAGTTTCTTTGGCAGTTTAGAGGTCAGTTTTTTGGTTGCGCCTTTAGTCATAAAGCGAGTTGCTTTCCCGGCAAGATTGCCTATGCCGGCTCCGTAGTTTCGCCAAAAATAATGTGCATTGTCTTTTTCACGGAGCTTGAGGTTTTGTTCTGCGATCTGCCAAGAGTAGTTTGCAAGTGTGTTCTGCTGTTTCAGCAGATTGAGCTTTTGGTCTTTTATGTTTCCACCTGCATTAAGCAGTGAAAACAGATTTGATTGTGACGGGGTTCCTTTATTTGGTGAATCCTCCCATTCACGGCGACGCCGTAGACCCATGAATTGTTGATAGGTGAATGATTTACGAGCGGCTGTTAATGCTCTGTTAACGGATTCGGAGGTTACTTTTTCGTCCAATAGTCTGGCTTGATTAGTTGCCACATCTGTTTGAGCACGTTTGAGTTGATAGTCTTGATAGGCAGGTATTACTCCGGTGATATCCGGTAGTTGTGTTCTCTCTTTAATTGTTGGAGCCGAATATTTCGGCATAGTGGTTGCATTACCTGCTGAACCTTTGCCATAGATGAGAGCTGGATTAAGACCAGCTTCTTTGAATCGGTTCATCTGTGATTCTGGATTGTTATACTCGTTTTGACGGTTCCACATTTCGAGGTCTTTTGAGTAGGCATATTCTGCCATTTTTTTTTGCTGAACGTTCTCACGTTCTTGAGCCTTTTTTTGTCCGATAACATTCATTATCGAACCGGCTAAGTTTGTCACTGGAGAGGCGACTGTTTCAAGTAATCCCATGTGTTATATTTTGAGCAAAGTTAGTTCTTTTTTCGTGGTTTGCTGTCAATTAGATAGGATACCATCAAGTTAGGTATCCTATCCATTGAGCATTTACTGATCGGGCTGAGGTGTTTCTAAGCCCGTTTTAGGCACTTTCGCCTGTTTGTTAGGGTGTGCCTCCACTTCCTTTTCGATCACTCCTACGTCGCTCTCTTTGGTTGTGTGTTCGGCTTCCTTTTGTTTGGCGAGTGCCTTTTTAGCGTCGGCAATTATTTGCGCCGCTTTTTGTTGGTCTTCGTGTGCCTCGGCGATGTCGTAATCGGCCTCGGGTACGAAGGTGTCGAAGTCAGCTTCGGAAGCGAAGTGTCCTTCTTTGATTTCTACGAGCGAGTTGAGCGGAATTCCGCCGTTTGCTCGTTCGAGTAGTTGGTTTATTGTGTAGGCTTCACCGGGAACGGTGAGCGAATCACTGTTGTTTACTTCGCCCTTTGGGCCTTTGTAGTTGTATATGGTTGTGATTTGCATGTTTTCTGTTGTTATGATTATCGTTATAGCTTCACCAAATTTTCTTGGTGCAGTGGCTCCAAAAAATTCTGGCGAGGCATCCACACGGATCTCCGGTGTGCGTCGTGTTGGAAAAACACTCCTGCCCTGTGACCGTGAGGCAACAGAGAAAGAGTGTTTATCTGAATAAGTGATCGCACAGCTAGAGAGTAGGCACGTTGTGAACAGGAATAGGACGTACAGCTTTAACATCGTTATAGATTTGTACGTAGAGATGATCTTCTGTCTCGTCTTCGATAGCAAAGATATCTTCACGTGGGTTTGCTGTTATGAATTCACTATTTAATGCCGGGGGTGTGTCGAAGATTCTGCCGAGGTGCCAGAAGGCGAGATTATCCCGGAAATCTCCGGCCACTTTCGACTGGGTGTATTTATATTCGGCGTAGCGACTTTGATACCCAAACGTGAGATCGTCGTTTGCCGGGGCATTATAGTCGGTATAGACTTCTTTGTTAAGTACCTCTTGCTCACCGAGTTGCGCGAATTCCGGCCAAAAATACTGAAATTTGTCCGTTTTGTCCCAGAACCTCTCCTTACCCTGTTGATAAGCGGTTCTAGGTAAAACCGACATTATCCCGATGATGTAACCGTGCTCAGTGAACTTAGCATTGAACCCGTTTGTCTTACCAACGGAGATACCATGTCCGGCCATGTTTCCCTGTGGTGAGGGTTCAAAGTTAGTGTGTGGGTCTCCACCATCTACGGTTGTCTGTCCGGTCTGGAGAACCTCTGAGATTGTAACGGGTTGCTTTCCACCGCCGAGAAAGACGGGTCGTTGAGCGGTATAGTCAGGCACACGTTCTCCGAAGTGAGCCATGATTGATTCGATATAGCGAGAACCTGCCCTTGCATTTTTTTCGAGCCATTCTTGAAGACGAACGGCTGTCCGCAGGTCTTCTATGTTAATTCCGGTTGCATCGGGGTCGATGTTTTCTAATACGAAGGCAGAGCCGGAAGGTGATGTAATAGCAGCACCAGCTGTTCCGATATTAAGAGTGGTGTCTGGAGCTAGATTGTTACCTAATCCATCTGTTCCGATTGGATTAGTGTCATAAGTTAGGCCGATCGGAGCAGTTACAGGATTACCTTTTTGTGCGAATGGAAGTGAAGAAGTAAAGTAATCCTTCTCCCAATTGCGTTGTCGTATCCGTAACAGATTGTCCAGGCTATTTTGACTTGATGATGTATCGACAGGTATTTTGTCCTGGAGGTTTTGATCTCGGTAGTACTCGTTATATATTTTTTGGTATGCCCTGAATGGTAGCTCGTTGATTGTTGTATCAGCATTGTTTGCGGCATCCATTACAGGGAGACCCATGTAATCCCAGAGGGTTTTTTTAGCCATATAGGCATAGCTTGCGCCAAGTAGGTCTTTTTGTGGAAGTACGGAAGCGTCTTGACCATCTTCGCCTCCGGTGATGAAGTCTTGCCAATCATCCCACAGGATTCGATTCGGGCAATAGAAGTAGTGGGTTGTCACGTTGACACGGTGCATTACAGGAGATACGAGGGGAGATAGGCGCATAAGCACCTCTGATTTTACACGGAATGAATCCCCGGGAATTACCTCTTGTACGTAAAATGGTACAAGATCGGCCATATTCATGGTTTGCTTTCTTTCGTGTGATAGGTTGAAAGCGTTCTTTGAAGGTCTTCGGGTCATTGCCCTTTGAAAGTTGCTCATAGTTTGTTTCGTTTATTGTTCTTGCTAAAGGTAGCAATTAAATTTTTTCGTTTGGCTTCTTCTACTTCGTGGACTGTTTGTCCGGAATCTCTGATTTCTTGTTCTCGTTGATCCCGTCGTTCGATTGCTGAGTCAGCACGTGCTTTTTTATAACGGGCAATCTCCAACTGTTGAAGATTATCGTTAGGGTCATGAATCTTATCATGGTAGTACTTGGGGAGTCGTTGCTCGAACTTTTTTTGGATTGTGAGTTTAGACGCCATACGATTGTGATACTCTTTGTTTTCATCGTTTACATAGTTGAGTCCAATTCCTTTGGACATTACATTGAATGGTTTACTTAAGTCTCGGAGATCGAGGTCTCTGGAATCTACTTTGGTTATGTATTTTGTCACGTAGCGTATTGACGCACTCGTAACCGTTCCGATTTGAATGTTTCCTAGTTTCCATATTTGTCTGAGATTTAAAAGTATGTCTTTTGGTATGTTATAGACGATAGCGTGGTAGTGAGGACGGAATGTTTCTCCGCCATACTCCCCTACTCCGTAATATTTTATTTTTGGAAATACCATTTCTTCATGGAAATGGAGTTTCTCGACGGCCTTGTCTTCCAA